GTCGGAGCGCCAGTACCAGCGAAGATACCAATGCGAGAGGTATTGGCGATAAGACCGCCAGTCATTGCATCGGTTGTAAATCGGTGACCATCAGCGTCTAAGTTCTGACCTGCAAAAGCAGCGTGAAGATTTGTAATTGACATTATGTTTCCTTAGAAAGAATGGGGCTTTGAAGTAATCTGGGCCCCATAACTTTTACTGAGTGATCGTACCGATACCACGATATCGAATACGAACCTTAACCGTACCAGCAGTGAAGGTTCCAGCCGCCGTAGCGGTGATGTAACCTGAACCCTGCGTAGCAGCAGCGGGTTGCGTACCAACGATAGTACCAGCTCCCGTGACACCACCAGTGAGAGTGGTCGAAGAACCAGCGCTCATAGTAGCAGTCGCGAGGACGTTAACCAAAGTAGTATTGCCGTAGGGCGACGGGGTAATCGTCGTACGGTCAGTACCCATCAGGCCAACGCTGAGAGTAGTACCACCAGCAGCAGCAGCGCCTTCTACATCGACGTTCACCGATTCGATGAACACCTGCCCGTTGAGCGGGAAGAAGGTCGTGTTGCTGATAATCGTAGGAGTAGTCGTAAGAGTAGAGAGGACGATAGTAGCTTCTATGTCACGGGTTTCACCGTAAGACAGATAGTCACCAGCGACTTCGGGGACAGCCTTTTGCGTTCCATATTGGATATAAAGACCATCGTTGTTCAACCAAGAACCACCAACCATTGTTATGTCTCCTTAGCTAGGCACAACAGAGGTGCTGGTGAGGATGGTGACCATGTTCTCCGGCCGATACAGCTTGAAGCCGTATTCAGCAATCGTCAGATACTCTTCCTGCTGGAGATCTTTGTTGAACTCCGAGTAGACAGTAGGCATTTGACGGAAGCCGCCGATCCAAGGCGTAGTATCACCGGGGGTCGCGGAGAAGAAGTAGTTGGCAACACCATTCGTAACCGCAACGGAATTGATCATCTCGCTGATACCACCGGGAAGGTAGTTCGAAACGTAGATGTCAAAACCGAACACGTTAAACCGGAATTTAAATCCAGTAACGAGGCCGTCACGGGAAACATCTCCCCACATTTGCTGCGGGCTGAGAAGGTTAACCATGTTAGCTTGGGTAGCTAGGGTGTAAGCAACCGACGGGTCAACAACCGCAACAAGATTCGTCATGGGCACGTTCGCCTTAGTAAGGGCGTATTGCGCACGAGCGAAGTCCGCGAGAGTAAGCGCTTGGCTTGTGCCAGTAGCTACCCAGCGGTGATCTGCTGTGTTGATGATGTTGGGGTTAGATGCAGTCTGTCCCGCATTCGCCTGAGCGAAGATACGAGTTTCAACGGCTTCCATGAGAGCGCGATGCTGCCGAGGCACGAATGCCGCGATAACGTCCGCGCTGTAAAAGCTGTCACGCTTAAATTTCTCAGAGATTGCGTTAGCTGAGTACTTGTACTGGTCGAACGAGAACTGGAAGTTACCAGTATCCATTTGATTGTACTTGATCGCCTGATTTTCATTGAAATCAGCCGTTTCAGCTTCACCAATCGACGGGACATTTAACGTGTAGCCATCGGGGAAGTCGGAGAGAACTTTGACAAACTTCATAGCGTTCAATTCATCAAGAAGAAGTTCTTTGATATTACGAGACCAAAGACTAGTCCTAATGAGAAATTGATTAGATTGGTCTGTAAAACCAGCCATAAAGTATTCTCCTTAGTGGGAATTATCCAGCTGCACCGCTGAAGAAGGCTTCGCCTTGCTCCATAGCGTCATTGTGCATCTGAACTGCGATTTTAGGATCTAGATACAACATCGGCTTTGTCTTCTTGAGTTCCTGATAGTAAGCGTAATCACGCTTCACAGTCTTGGGAACGAAGGAATCCATGCGACGGTCGTTGCGTGGAGGTGCCTGAAAGTTGTTACCTGTCTGTTGCTCATTAAGCCCCATGACGCGAAAGAACGCTTCGGGGGATTTCTTAGCAAGGACATTGACGTCTTCATCAGACAATCCGAGTGTACTAGCTTGTTCTTTAAGAACGTCTTTGGTGTTTGCACCGAAACGTTCGTTTAGTCTTTTCTGAACGGCATTGAAGTTACTCGTTTCCATCTCGCGGAGACGATGCTGTTGCATCCTGTCTGTAACGAGCTTGTCGATATCTTCGACGTTCAAAGCTTTGGGCTGGTCTTCAATCGCAGGGGGTGTTTCGCGTTGAGGTTCTCTCGCTGAATTCAACTGATTCAGAAGGTCTTCGAGGTTGGCCCGAGTCTGGGTATCACTACGGAGAGCGAGGATGTCATTGCGCATTTCATCTTTTTGTCGCTCTAATGTCTTGATATAAAGATCAGACTCTGCTTTAGCTGCTTCAAGTTCTTCGCGGGACTTGTCTTTCCACTTTGCGATGATTTCTTGTTTAGCTACGTTGTTATTTTGGTCAGGATTAGTATTGGTATCAAATAGGCTGTCAGCCATGTTATTCCTTGTGGTCGAGGTTTATTAGTTTGTTCATCTTACGCAGGCACCGGCGATAACCATTAATGTCTGCTTGTCGATACGCCCAGTTGACGTTACTATAGTCATTCTCGATACTGACAAGATCAGCTTCTTCTTCGTCAAGAAGAGCTTTCAGTCTGTTTAAGACTGACTTGCTACCGTAAATGCTATTCTTTAATTGTTCGATCTCTTTAGGATCTTTGAGGTGTTTCCACCAGCTCGAGATCATTGCGGGACATTGCCCGGATCAGGAGGTGTACCCGGCTCTTGAAAAGCTCCGGGAGGGCCGGGAGGACCAGCAGGAGTGCCGGGACCGGGAGGCGAAGCAGGATTAAGCTGCTGACCTTCGAAAGCCTGTGTGGCTTCTTTCATCTTATCAGCTTTGTGTTGCTTCTGACGCATCTGGAGTTTAGACATCATTTACTCTTTGTATAAGAGCCATAAGCGGACGTAGGTCCAACACGTGGCATTGAATAAGAACCGGGTCCCGCGCCTATAGCCATAGTGCTTCCCACGCCTGCCCAGCCTTGCGGGTCGTCTGTGCCATTCTTATCCATTGTATAAGACGAAGTTGCAGGCATGTTATGCGCCGGATGATCGTCTTGCTGCATAGGTAGATCTGACATTATTTTACTCCTCGTTTCTTATCGAGGGCTTTGTCTTTGGCAGAGCCGATCTTGATGCCGTTCTGCTTATCGTCAGACTCATCAGACTCGATGGTCCACTTCTTAGTTCCAGACTTGCTGGTAGGTAGAGTACTCATTGTGTTCCTAGAGTTCCTTTAGGTGTTGCGCTAGCCGGAGGATTGCGCTGCAATCCCAGCGGCGGTTGATTAGTTTGTGGAGGCTGAACACCACTCATGTCGTAGTCTTCGCCTTGTCCTGTAGCTGTTCCAGCCGCAGCGTGAAGCTTTTCTTGAGCAGCTTGCATCAATGCCTGACCATCAGTCTGTTCGGATATCTGAACGAATGGCTGGACTACTTCGTAGTCTGCAAGGTCGAAGATGTTCTCGACTATCTTGGCAAGCTTGATGCCGCTAAAATGAGGCTGAACCGTGGGCCAAAGTCCACTTCCAGTGAGCGAGGTAAGGTTTTGTATAAGCTCAGCTTGTTCAGCAAAGTGTCGGGCAGCGATAGGTTTAATACGACCTACGCCGGTGATGTCCTCGACAGTGAGCGTTTCGAAGCTGGCTGTATTGAATTCGTCATCCATTACCTTAATAACCGTAGCGCCAGTTAGATTACGTCTTGCCATCTCTAGCATAGCGTTAAGCAACGGTTCTACGATTTGTTCTTCGAATTGATTGATCTTATTCTGGAATACTCGTGCAGAGGCGTTCTCAAGGCGCTGCACTTCGTACTTCGTCTTCTCTCCGGGAGAACGGAAGCCCATGGCCTCTTTAGGAGCGCCTGCCATTTCTTCCATCAGTGACATCATGCTAGCTATGTCTTGGACTAGCTGTTGAACGTTGATGTCAGGTTGCAGGAGTTCTACGTCACCTTCGTCTGAAACGAAGATCTTCTCGGCAGGACGCCATACAAAGTCTTCCACGAATCCCTTAACCTTCTGCACAGGGTATGTGCTCAGGTCCATCATGTCGGCCTTCATGTTCTCCATGTGGTCGATACGATACTGCATACCTACAAGGTTATCCAGCGGACCCATACCATACAGGTTATCCTGTCGCTTGCGCCATGGCACGTGGTAAATTGGAGGTTGACCGAAAAAGGAAGGATTAGGCTTGTTGCCAATAACCTTGTGACGGTCCACTACTGTGACAACACGGTTCTTTTGGAACTCGCCTGTTATCCAGTCAAACCAGTCGCCGTAATAGGTAAGCACTTCACAGTAATCTGACAGTAGGTATGCCCTGAAGGAACTGAATCCATCCATTGCATATAGACGATCTCGTTGAGACCAGTCACCTTCGAATGTCCTTGCATGGTAGCGAACGTTCTTAAGGTAGTCGTAAAGAGCTTGATTTTCTTCTGTGTCTTGGTCGTTGCTCATGCGGCGCAGCATGCTTTGAAGTTCGCCCATCGAAACAATACTGCGGACGAATTTCGGCGATGATAGGAAGTCCTCCGCCACCGGGTTCATTACTAGGTCGAGAGGTGATATTCTACGGATACTGGGACCGACGTAGCCGGACTGGGTCTTTCCAGTGGTGTTGTTCCTAAGATCCGTCCATTCGACAGTGGCAAAGCAGTTTCCAAAGTCGATGTAGTCGAGAATGATTTTGTCGATCTCATGCTTGAAGTTGGGCTGCTCGATCGCCCACGCCATGTAGTTGCAGATCGCATTTCGTTTAGCAATGTCGTTGCTGTCTTTCTCGTTGGCTTCCCAAACCAGCCACTTCCTTTTAGGAAACAGTGTAGCTGTATAATTAGAATACAGGTTGTCACGAATCTGACAAAGCTTCGGAATAGTCGTTCTATTCTTCCACGGATTGCTTGCATTGGACGTGTAGTTTGTGTCGGTCGCGTAGACATACCGGCGTATCTCTTCCTTGTCGACTTCCCATGGACGTCGCAGACCCATCCACTCGATGTACTTCCCGGTCAACCGAGTAGCTAACAGATCAGGAGAGAGTACATTCTCAAGCTCTAAAACTTGGCCCGTCACAGAGAACCGCCGAATCTAGTGTGGTATTGCATTTCTGGTTGAGCCATTGTTACTGTTTTAAACATGTTAATCGGAGCGATGGCGAAGTCTATCGCTGAAGCCAGCGCGTCCTTGACGTCATCGTGAGGAGGATTGGTGAAGACGAGTTCTTCTTCTAGTGTCTGGATGTTACCGCCTTGGTAATGCCAGATCTGGTTGTTGGAATACTTAGGTTCTAGCACAGCCATGATACGTTCTTCCTTGGACCCTTGCCAACGGGAAGGACGAAACTCATCAACCGAAAGACTCAGACCGTGGGGACGGATGTAGTTTTCTTTGAGGTCTTTGACGATGACGGCTTGCGCGACCGAGACTTCGCAGCGGATTTTCCGGAAGCCCCATTTTTCGAAGAGCTTGAGGATGTGCGCGAAGTATTCCGAGATTTTGTCTGTTTTGAATCTGTCGATGTCGAGGATGTAGTAGTTGTTGCGTCCATCGACTCCGACGACAACGATTGACGTTGCGTCAGCCCTTCTGCCAGTGCTATAAGCGAAGTCCACGGCAGCCACGACGTTAA